ATCGCGCACCAGCCGCACGGGGTGCCGGTCCGCGACACGCGGATGTAGCCCAGCGCCCGGCGGTCCTGATCGGCGTTGCCCCAGACGGTGCTCCGGGCACCGTTCATGGCCAGGCGTTCCGCGGCGGCGGCCTGCCGCGCACCGGCCTGGGCGTGCGCGTGTTGCCGGTCGGTGTCGACCTGCCCGGCGGGTGCGCCCGGATCCAGGTCGCGGATCTTGCTGTCGAGCAAGGTCGGGCCGAGCTGGTCGAGGAGGATCTGTGCCTCGCGGTCAGCTTCGCGCTCCCGGCGCTCCTGTTCGCGTTGCAGGTTTTCGATGTCCTCCACCAGGATCCGGTCCGCGTCGTCATCCTCACCGGAGGGTTGCTGCGGACCGGCGGCGGGCGGGCTCTGCACGGCCGCCGATTCGGTGACCGGCTGAGCGAGTGCGGCGCCTGGCGCGGTGGTGGCCGCGGCCGGCGAGCTGAGCGCGGCGAACTCGCGGCGCAGCATGCCGAGGGTCACGTACGGCGGGTCCGGGTGGCGCGGGTCGGCGATCGTGCGGCCGGTCCGCAGCGCGCGGACCAGCCGGTAGTACACCATCGCCAGATCCCGGGCCATCCCCCGGCGGGTCATCACCATCCGCACCGCCGCCCGCAGCCACGCCGCGGTCAGCGCCGGGGTGCGCTGCGGCGGAAGGTGCTGCCACAACGAAAGCGCGTCCGTAATCGTGGCGACGCCGAGCTGGGTCAGCGCCAGGTGGTACGCGGTCGACGCGGCGTCGGCTTCGGCCTCGCGGGCGGGGCTCACGCCGCGACCGGGAACGGTGCCGGCTGCGCCGGGTCTCCGGTGGCGCGGCGGATCGACTGCGCCAACTGAAGTTCGGCGTCGTCTTCCTCGCGCAGCCGTTCCCACTCGTCCAGCTCGTTGCGGGTCACCCCGGGCACCCGGGTCCACAGGCCGCGTTTCGGGATGCCGAGTGAGTCGGCGAGCTTGCCGAGCCCGTCAGCGGACTGGGCGAGGCTCTTCATCTCCATGTCGCGCCAGATCACCTCACCGGCCAGGTCCGCCGCGGAGGTGGTGTTGCCGTCGAGTTCAGCGGCGAGCCGGAACACCCGTTCCCACGCTTCGCCGAACATGCGCCGGAACTCTTCGATCTTGCGGCTGAGCGCCGTTTCGGCCGCCAGCAGCGCTTCCGCGCTGAGGTTCGCGATCTGCCCCAGCAAGTGATGCGGCGGGGTCTGCGACACCGCGGACAGGTGCCGGATGGACATGTCGATCGAGGCGATGAAGCCCTGGAGGGGGGTTTCGTCCAGGGTGCCGAAGCGGACCTCGGGATCCTCGGCGAACAAGAACCGCTTCGCGTTGAGGTTGATCGGCGCCGGCATCGGCCGGCCGTCCGGCCCGAGCTTCGGCCGCCAGTCCACGATCTCACTGGCAGGGTCGGTCTCGTCGGCGTGGACCGGCTCCATCTGCAACGGCGGGGCCATGCCGGTCGCCGTGCGGACCTTGAACGAGCCGTAGGTCTGCGCCACCAGCAGGTCGAACACCGACTGGTTGATGCGGTTCTGCAAGGGGATCATCGGCTCGACCACACCGACGGTGCGGCCCTCCAGGTCCACGGCCGCCGCGAACCGGGTCACCGGACACTCCGACGCGCCGTGCCGGCCAACCCGGGTCACGGTCACCTTGTCCGCGTCGCTGTACGACACGAACCTGACCGCGTATTCGGTGCTCGCGTCCCACATCCGGGCCAGACCTGGCAGGTCATCAGCCGGTTTCCGGGTGACGGTCAGCGCGACGTACGGGGTGTCGTCGTTCGCCGGGTCTTCGTACAGCGCGGCGGTCCGTAGCGGCGACAGGCCCTTGGTCCGCACCCCGCGGCTGGTCTTCTCCGTCAGCGTGAAGGAATGGCCGTAGGCCAGGGCGCCGCGGTGGATGCTGGTCTGCCGCGCGTCGAGGCGCGAGTCTTGCCAGTGCTTCCACTCCGGTGACGGCTCGGCGGCCGGTTGCGTGCTGACGGTGGAGCCGCGCCGGAAGCTGTCGACGTACAGGGCTTGCGCCGGGGTGCCGACCAGCAATGGCATCCAGTTCGAGATGGCTCGTTTCGCGAGGAGCCGGTATTCGTCGTCGGCCTGCGGCGGCATGTACGGGCCGTCGTGCCGGCCTTGGACATAGGAGTCGATGCGTTCCAGTCGGGGGTGGTCGCGGTCGAGGACGGCGAGTAGCTGCCGGGCGAGCGCCCGGGGTGTATTGGTGTCCGCCAGCGGTGATCACCCCGTTCAGATGAAGTAGCCGCGGCCGGTCCGCTTGCGGACCTTCTTGCCGCGGGTGCGGTAGTCGTAGAGCGCTTCGTGGGCCAGCAGCAGAGCCGCGTAGAGGTCGACTTTGCGGGGGCTCTCGGCGGACTCCTTGCCGAAGCTCACCCCGTAGTTGTTCGTCCGGCGGCGGGCGTTGAGCACATGCCGTTTCAGGGCCAAGTCGCCGTCGTGGCCGATCTTGCCGTCCAGGATCGTCCTCATGAGACGTTCGTTCGCACGGGTCACGCGCTGCAAGCTTTGGCGCATGTCCCAGGCGATCGGGTTGCGGCCTTCGGACTTCACGGTCAGGTGTTCGCCGTAGGTTTCGGCCCAGTCGCCGATGTAGGACTCCCACAGCGCCACGTCGGCGTAGAAGCCGAGCACCGTGAACGCCCGGAACGCGTCATGTACCGCCGAGTCGACCTCGGCGCGGGGGACTTCCCAGTTGTCGCCGCGCGGCCCGTCGGGGCGCTCCCACAAGCCGAGCACGAACGCGACCGAATCCCGTACACGCAACGCGACCAGGGCGGTGGCGTCGTCGGTCTTGCCGCCGTCGAAGCCCATCACGATCTCGTCGCCAGGCTTCAACACGGCGCCGTCGACCAGCAGCGGAAGCCAATCCGCAGGCGAGAACAGGGCGTCTTCGTCGGCGACGATCTGGTTGAGCCACATCCGCCGCGACCGGGCCGGCGACAATGTCGTGTCGAGGACCGATTGGATGATCGTGTCGACGCGCAACCAGATCGCGTCGCCGCGGATCTTCGGCAGCACGATCCGCAAGCCCTCGGGCGTCAGCGGGGTTTTGGGGTGCGCCTCGATCGAGTCGTACAGCATCCCGACGTCGACGGCGCGGCCTTCAACGATCTTGTCGTACGCCTCGCGCATCCGCTCGGCGACGGAGTCCTCACCGGGCAGGTACGCATTCGTGATCGCGAGATAGCGGGAGTCTTTCTTGGTGGCGTTGCCGTCGACCGTTTCGTACATCCGGTCGCCGTTGTTGCCCCGGATCCAGTGGTGCGTCTCGTTGAGCGCGACGAACGTGGACCGGCCGCCCTCAAGGGCTCGGTAGGAGGAGGTGACGGCTTCGAGGCGTTGCCGGCCCCGGTTGGCGCGGATAAGCTCCGCGCCTTCCTTGATCCCGTAGACCGTGCGGAACTTGTTCGACATCAGGCCCGGGAACAGGGTCATCGTGTTGCGGGTCTGGTCCTTCGACACCGCGGCGACCTGCACCCAGGCTTGCGGGTGTGGCACCCCGATCGGCTGGCCGGTGGCCGGGTCGAAGTGCGAGAAGCGGGACGGGCCGACCAGTTCGACCAGGCACATCACCGCGATGAGTGGATCTTTGCCCCAGCCCTTGAGCCGCTGGAGTACGCCCTTGCGGAAGATGAACCTGCCGGTGGCGTCGACGGCGTACCACCACAGCAGGAAACGGAGCTGTTCGCGGGTGAACCGCCACGGGCCGCCGTCATCAGCGAGCAGGTATTCGGCGCACCAGCCGGCGATCTGCCAGCCCAACGTGAGTTCGGGCAGCAGCCACGAACCGTCAGGGTTGCATTGCCAGGTCGGACCGAGCCGGGTGGGCTCCAGAAGATTGATCTCGTCGGCGGAAAGCGCCGTCGCAGGCAACCGCGGGCACCTCCCTTACGAGCGTCAGGCTTCGAGCCCCAGCTCCTTCCGGTAGTCCGCGATGGCCAGCACCGCGGCCGACTCGGTATCGGTGTCCGGCTCGTCCAGCTCGATACGCACCCGGCGCCGATCGCCTTCGGCGATCAGCAGGCGTTCCATCGCGCCGTAGATCGTTTGCAGCATCTGACCCGAGCGCTTCGGCGAGTTCTTGTAGTGCGACAGGTCATCGCAGAGCGAGAACGCCAACGCCCAGTCGGACTGCTGATAGAAGTCGGCCTGCCCGGACACCGCCAGGGCGTCCCAAAGCTGCCGTGCGATCGGATGCCATTCCGGATCGGGATCCGGGATCCAGGTCGGGCGGGCGACGCCCTTGGTGACTGGGACGATGTCTCGGCCCTTGCGCTCACGCGGCCTGGCCAGGTCGTCGCTGCGGTTCGGTACGGGGCCGCGCGTCATAGAGTTCGCCTCCCGCCGTATCACAGGATCGGATGGACTCCGGGTTATCCACAGGTCGGGGTTTGTCCACAGGCTGTCCACAAGCGTTCGCCCAGAGCTGGTAGCTGCGGAAGTCGGCGAGGACACTCCCCCTCGCGGCGCCGGCCACGGTCACGTACAGGTGGGCGCGGCGAGCAGCAGGCCCGTCAGCGTGCCGGGCGGACATCCACAGGGATGCCGCCCGGCCCATGGTCACCACGCGGGACCAGGTCTACGGCAACGGATCGTCACCGGGCCTCCGGCCATGTGATCGACTCCCGGGTCAGCGGCCTGCACGAAGGAGGGAAACTAATGTGGAGTCCCCGCGAACCTGTAAAATGACGGAGCGAGGGCTGGAGCCCTTGCGATGAATGCGGAGGGCCGAGAGCCCTCCAATGAACCAGCCGGGTTCCGGCGGGGCCAGGACGCCCCGGGGAACCAAGCCCAGTCCGTTGACCGACGACAAGGGTTGGGAACCGAAGGGATGCCCCTACGGCGCATTAGAACTGTTGTGCGCCAGCTACCAGCAACTAGGGGAAGCGAAGTCACTTACTAGCCCCGGACTCTCAAGAATAATCTGAGATATCTTCCGCAGTCGGGCGGCAGGACTCAGCTCTTAGACCAGTAATTGACTGGTCGAGCTGATGCCTGCCGGCTTCACTCGGCCAGCGTGAGGAGAGGGCAACAAAGTGAAGGCTCCGCAACGCCCGCTATGGCTGGCGTTTATAGTGCTCACCAGCTTCGTATTTGGCCTACTGGCCGCTTTCCTTGTTTGGGCAGGATTCAAGGATCCATACAGCGCAGTTCTGACCGGCGGAGCAACATTCGGGGGAGCCATGGCTCTGTTGATCACCGCCGTTCAGTTCTTGACTAGCGACGAGGGCGGTCAGGCTGGCCACCGATGATCGCTGCGGCTAAGCGCGCCGGATAGGATCCCGTCAGCGTGCCGGGCGGACATCCGCAGAGTGGGATGCCCGCCCGGCACATGGTCAC